AGCAGCTTCAAGCCCATACACTCTTACTGTCGCTAATACTATTAGTTCATCACAAGCAGATAATGAAAACAGACAGTCTGCTATTATATTTACAGGCCATGGATCTAATTTTATTATTCAAGTAGCTGCAACACAAAAAACATTTTTTTTACGAAACAATAGTGCAACATATACTATTACGATGCGCCTTGGTGCATCTGGTAATACTTATGTTATACAACCAAGTACGAGTGTATTTCTCGCAACAGATGGTACAAACTGGTATAACTTACAAACATCAGGAACTGATTGGCTAACAAAGACGGGAACCTATACAGCTTTCCCTGGTGATAAAATATTTGCTAACACGGCGAGTGGAGCTTTTACAATTACTTTACCCGCAGCTCCTGTTGTCGGTGATGAAGTAAGATTTGTTGACCTTGCTAATTCTTTTGATACAAATAATTTAACTGTAGGAAGAAACAGTTTAAAGATAGATGGTCAAACATCAGATTTAACAGTAGCTACCGAAGGTGCAGCTTTTTCATTAGTGTACTCAGGTGCAACTTATGGTTGGAAATTAACGGAGAAATAATATGCCTACATACGAATCAATTAAATATAATATTCCAGGTACCTCTATAACTGGAGTAATGCAAGAATCAGAAAATTTAAACGACGTAGCTAACAAAGGAACATCAAGAACTAATTTAGGTGTTGCTATTGGTAGTGATGTACAAGCTTTTATATCTGCAACAGCAGGGACTAATGCTAACGGAGCACGAACAGTAAGTACCTCTTCTCCTTCTGGTGGATCTGACGGAGACGTTTGGTATAAATATTCATAATAAGTCATGGCAATTTACGTTAAAGACGGTGGAACATGGCGTGAAACATCAGAGCTTTATGTAAGAGATTCTACTTCTTTTACTAATAAAACTGTTTTAAATGGTTACATTAAAAATAGTGGATCATGGGAAGAGTTTTATACTTTATTTACAACAACAAGTTATTCAGCCTCTGCTGGATCAGTAGCCGTTCCAACAAATGCTAACGCTATACATTTTCAATATGCTGTTGGTGGTGGATCAGGTGGATACCGAGGAGCAGATTATGATAAAGCTGGTGGTGAATCAGCCGGACCAGCAGGAGGTTCAGGCGCATATGTATCGGATGTTGTTTTTGCAGTGACAGGTGGTGAAACTTTAACAATTAATGTTGGAGCGGCAGGGACAGCAGGGACAGGAACTTATAGTGGTTCATCTGGCGCTGGGGGAAATACAACAGTAACAGGGTCTACAACAGGAGCTCTTCTTACTTTAAATGGTGGAGGAGCAGCATCTGTTGCTGGAGGTGGGGTTCAAGGACCTCTTCGTTCTAATACAGCAAGTACAGGTGGATCTCTTGGAACATTAGCAACGAGACTTACAACTTTTACAACTACAGACGGAAAAACACAAGCTAGTACAGGATCAAGTGGTTTTACGGGGGGACCTGTAGGTTCTTTTAATCAAGCAGGAGCAGGAGTAGCGGGAACTAATCCTGGAAACTGTGGTGGTGATAACTGTACCATTGGTGGAGGAACAGGTGGTGCTTCTTATGCTGGAAATGTTTCTGGTGGTGCGGGTGCTCCTAATGGATCATCGGGTGGTACGGCAGGTACTAGAGGAGCTGGAGGTGGCGGCGGTGGAACTGAACCTGGTTCTTCTTCTGGAGCTGCTGGTGGTGCTGGTGAAGTATATTATAGATTTATGAGGACTACATAATGCCTTTAACGAAAATAGCATTTGCTCCTGGCATTGATAAACAAGATACTGAATACGGTGCTGCAGGTCGTTGGACTGATTCTGATATGGTTCGTTTTAGATATGGCTTACCAGAAAAGATTGGTGGATGGGTAGAACTTATTAGTGATAAATTAATTGGAGTTGTACGAGATATGCATGCATGGACAGATCTTGACGGCATACGGTACACGGCTATCGGAACAGATAGAAAATTATATATTTATTCAGAAGGTGCAGCTTATGACATTACACCTATTAGAGTAACAGAAACAGGATTAAGTAATCCTTTTGCAACCGTAAGTGGAAGTTCTGTTGTTACTGTTACAGATAATGCACACGGAGCGCAAGCTGGAGACTTTGTAACTTTTGACAATGGATCAGCAACTAATGTTGTTAATGGTTTAGATATGAACAAAGAGTTTGAAATAACTCAATATGTGGATGCTAATACATATAAAGTAACTTACACAGGAACCACGGCCAGCGGAACAGGAACTGGTGGAGGAACCGTATCGGCTGCTTATCAAATTGGTATTGGGCTGGCAGCTTCTGCTTATGGTTATGGATGGGGAACAGGAACATGGAATACAAGTACATGGAATACACCTCGTTCAACATCTACGGTTACTATTAATGGACGCAATTGGTCTTTAGATAATTTTGGTGAAGATTTATTAGCTACGGTGTCAGGTGGAGCAACATATGTATGGAATACATCATCTGGACTAACAAGTAATAGAGCAACCGTTGTAACCAATGCGCCAAGTAAATCACGATTTAATTTAATATCTATGCCTGATCGACATGTATTTTTATTTGGAACAGAAACTACAATAGGAAGTACATCAACGGCTGATGATTTATTTTTGCGTTTTTCTTCACAAGAAGATTACAGCACCTGGACACCTACAGCAACTAACACAGCAGGATCTTATAGAATACAAGATGGATCTAAAATTATGGATGCTATTCGTTCTCGTAATGCTGTTCTTGTTTGGACAGATACAAGTTTACATGCATTACAATTTGTTGGTGCACCATTTACTTTTAATCTTTCTCAAATAGGAGCAAACTGTGGAGCAGTTTCTCAACACTCTGCAGTTGATGTAAATGGCACAGCTTTTTGGATGTCACAAAATTCTTTTTATAAATTTGATGGTGCTATATCTAAAATGCCTTGCAGTGTACAAGATTATGTTTTTGAAGATTTTAATATTACAACTCAACCAGAAACTTATGCAGCAGTTAATTCAGAGTTTAATGAAGTAACTTGGTTTTATTGTAGTCTTAACGCTCAACAAATAGATCGTTTTGTTACTTATAATTATTTAGAAAATTGTTGGTCTGTTGGTAGTTTAGCAAGAACTGCATGGCAAGATTATGGTGTGTATGAAAAACCTTATGCATCTTATTATGTAACTACAAACACAGGGACAACTCCTTCAGTATTAGGGGTAACAGATGGAGCTTCTAATATATATCAACAAGAAACTGGAACAGATAATGTTAGTGCAGCAATTGATGCATATATTGAATCTGGTGATTTTGATATTGCTGATGGACAACCTTTTTTACATATAGGAAGAGGTATACCAAACTTTAAAGATTTAGCAGGATCAGTAGATATTACATTAAAATTTAAAACATACCCTAGTTCCACTACTCCCACTACAGTCACAAGAACAATAGTGCCTACTACGGAAAAATTTAATAAAAGAGGAAGAGGCAGGCAGGCTAACATTAAAGTTCAAAGCGATGCAATAGGAGATGATTGGCGGTATGGAACTTTAAGACTTGATGTTCAACCAGATGGAGGCAGATAATGGCTAAAATAAGTACAACAAGATTTCCTCAAGCAACACCTGAATACGAACCGTCTCAGTTTGATGTTCTTATTCGTTTGCTTGAACAAATAACTCAACAATTAAATTTTGGTTTTCAACAAGATTTAAAAGATGAATCTACAGCAAGGAGTTGGTTTCTTGGCTGATGCATTTTTAAGTTTTTCTAAAACAGGAGCAGGGACAGTTTATACTGTTCCTACAGCTAATGAGGGAGCTATCCCTCCTATTTTACCTACAACAACATTAGTTAAAAGTATTTATATATCTAATGAAAGTGGAGGAGCTGTGACTACAACAGTTGCAGTTGTTGATTCTAGTGCTAGTGTTACAACCGAACTATATAAAGAGAGTATGGCGGACGGTGCACAACTACAATTATTAGATCAACCAATTGTTTTAGAAAAAGCAGATACAATAACTTTAACAGGGGCTGACATAAAAATTTTAGTCAGTGTAATGGAGATAACATAATGACATTTAAAAAAGTACAGGAATCAAAACAAGTAGGAACTTATACGGCAGAAGGTCAAGAAATTCCTATTATTCAACCAGAAGTCCATGTAGAAATAAAAAATAAAAAAACTGGTGATGATTATGACTCAGATGATCATGCTAAAGCCGATGTTAATAATCCAGAAACAGATACAACGGAAGCTGATATTGAAAAAAGTATTGAAATAAAAGTTGTAAAATTACCTGATGTGTTTGGTAAAACTAAAGACGACTAAGCTCCACAGTTTTCACAAAAAGAATCACAGACGCATTTATCTTCATCACAACCGCATGTAGGACAATTAAGAGGCATTAGCTGCTACCTTATGTTTAGCCATATTTTCTTGAACAAAAATTCTTTCATCTTCTGTTAAAGGTCTTCCTGCACTTGGATAATCAGGGCCTTTAGCTATTTCTTTTGGTTTGTCATGACATGTACAACCTTGTACATGCTTGTGATGATCTCTTTCCACTGCTAATAAACGTTCATGATATTTGCTCACCTTATCAGCAAGGGTAGCTATAGCCTTAAAAATTTCCTGATTTTCCATTTTTTTCTCCTTGATTGTAATTTTGGGTGAGAACTAATTTAAACATGTCTCTTAAAAATATCAAGAAAACAATTTTAAAAAGATTACTTGACAACTAATTTTAAATAGTATCCCAACCACTTGGATGAGGAATACAATGTTCTGTCTTTACTCCAGGCTTCATGGTCAATAATATATCTCCACTAATACTAATTCTCGGTTCTTCCTTATTATTAATTTCTGTGTAATGCAAAAGACCACTTGGAAAAATAAGAAAGTCCCCAGTCTTTACTGGGATAATATAACTTGAAAAATTAAACTGATTCCAATCTACAATATATTCATCTGTAGGAGGAATAAATAATCCTGTTTGCGCTGCTAATTCTTTTTCAAATCGTATATTACCCATCTCTTCATTGCGTACATAATAAACAAAACTAAAATGACTAGCGGTATGTTTATGACTAGCAATATGTTGATTTTTAATTGTATAGGTAGCCCATGACTTTGTTATGTGAGCGTTAAATTTTTTATTACTATATCCTTTAGCTTGAAAAAAAGATTGAATATCTTTTTTAATATGAGAAAATAAAGATGTATAATTTTTATCTTTATGTAAATTATCTTTGGCTTCTTCTAAATCTGTAAACTCAGTATTACCTTTTACATCTGTTGTAGCGGCTGTTCGTCCTGGTTTTTCTTTTACAAAAGATTCAATGTGTTTAATATAATCAACGTTGTCTAGGTTAATGTGACTGTGAAAAATTGTTTCACCAAATAAACTATTGATCCTTGCTTCTTTCTCCATAACTTACCTCTAAATATTCTATTTTTGTTATCCAACCTTTAGGAATAGCGATAGCTCCTCCACCACTAATGTCATCTTTATCTTTGCTATATGACCGCATAATAACTACTTTTTCAGATGTATTAGTAACCATCCACCCTACTTCTTGGCACACGGCTAACGGAGCATCTAAAATTTCTTTAATATCTAACCACCCTGTTTCTGTATCACGGGCGTCTAACCACGTTACACGGACCATAGGTACTTTCTGTATATCTACGTTCATAAGTTAAATTCTCATTGCACAATACAAGAAAAATGCCTATAATTATATAATTAAATTGGCCTATTTTTCAAGCTTCGCCTCCTTGCTACATTGATATAATGCGATATAAGGAGATTAATGGAAAAGATTAAATTAGTAGAAGGCGGTTTAGCTGACTTTCAAAATGCGGTAGATGCTCTTAAAGAATTCGGAAGATTTGAGGATGATACCTTAGCTCACGTTGCGACCGGGGAAACAATTATCCCTATGGAAGTATTTGAAAAAAATCCTGCATTGAGAGATCAGGTA